ATTTGTAATCGTACCACGCTACTATCAGCAATTATTTTGAGATGATCAACTATATTCTTAGCCGCACATGGGTCGCCTAAGTTTCCACACATCTGCACTTCTGTAACGGAGTATTTTTCCAATGTTGATTTTAAGATCGTTGGGTCTAAATCTTGTTCAACTAGGTTATCAGCAAGTCCGTACCCATTTTTATTTCTGCCACATCCTGGACACCATGCATTACATCTGCTAGAAACTTCTACATGTAACCACATTATAGTCCAGCTTCCTTATCAGGTAAGTCTCTAATCATTTTACTTTAAACCAAGGGTCGACTTTATTTCTTATTTTTGTTGCGCTAATATCTTCAATCTCTTTAATAAAGGATTCTTGTTCAATCTTATAGCCCACATCTCTGCCATATGTAATGTTTACAATATTAGGAACATCCATAACTTCATAGTCTTTGCCATGAACATACCCGCACTTTTCTAAAGCAATATGCATATCAGTAGACTTGTGATGATCCTCGCCTGTGTCACGAATCATTATAACAACTTGTCCAGTTTTTGAATGAGCTCTTTTAAAAAGTTCTGTGTGTCCGTCGTGCCATGGTTGATACCGTCCAAGCATTTGTACAGTTGGTTTTCGTCTATCCATTTGGTAATCCTTAAATCCGCTATCTTTATCGGGGGTTGAAATAGTTTATTTGTATCGTCATATCTGCCCTCTTGAATAGTGTCCATCCATATAAGAGCATCTGGATTAAATTTATGCCTAAGAGCAGGCAACGGGCAAACATATCCAGAGATACTAATTGGATCTAACTCAGCAAGTGTTCTTATTCTTTCTGTTTGTATTGCTCTGCCAGTAATTGAAAAATCCCAGTCATTATATATTTCTCTGACTACGTCTGCATCCCAGTATGGTATACTAAAATGTTTAGCAATACGACTACCTAACCAAGTCTTTCCTGATCCGGGAAGTCCCATTATTAATATCTTCATTATACTATAATCCTGCTTCCTTTAATATATGTTTAACCCACTCCGTATCAGCCAAATAGTCTACAAACTTTCGTTTCCAAAAGTCTGGTTCGATACTGGGATAGATTATCTCAATTTGTTCTGCGTTTAGTTTATCCATCGCCTCAATACCCGATGCACTATTAAAAATTACCCATGCACTTATTCTACCAGTTGTGATGTGATGCACAATACGATTCGAACTAGCATACAGGAAGTAATGATTAAACACACTATCATTTTCCTCTGCCCATTCTACCATGGTATTCAAACTACGTTCCAGGGCATCTTTAACATTCTCTTGTCGTAAATGCAGGCTTAGGAATTCCTGGTACACATCATCTTTGCACCAGTAGTCAATCTTCTTGTTGTTTTTAATAACATGTTCTATAAATCCGCGAGTATTAATTGCACGGATATTAATCATGTGTCTACCAAACTTAGTAAATGCTTTGTAGTACGGGCTCTTACTAAAGTCAGCGTATGTTTTTAGTTTTGCACTGCCCTGTGATATCTCATAAAAACGTAGATAGGCATGCAATCCTAGTTGCACTCCTGCTTCTTTTTCTTGTTGTGCTCTGCGTTTAGGCTCGCATATATGAGCAAGTAGTGTACTCTCCTTGCGGAATCCTCGCTCACAATAACGACACACAAACTCTTTTTCTTCTTTTTTGTGTGTTAAAGCAGCGTTAACAATAACTTGTTTCAGATCTGTCATTGTTCACCATGGCTAATTAAAAGTTGTTTAATGTCTTTTTTAGTCATCTTGTTAGCCATTAAGTCTAGTTCATCGCGCTTGGCTGTAGGATATAATCCTTCTAGTACCTTGTATATATCTTTTGTTTTCTTGTCACTTGCATCTTTTTTCTTGTTACCTACCCACTGATGGAATTGTTTTCCCATGCCAGGACTAACTGTACACAGGAGTTGCCAAACTAGTTTAGGATGTTTGGCTAGTTCAAAGTATTGCTTGTTAACCCTTTCATTTGTTGACATAAGATAGTATGCGGCAATGTCACCATTGGACTTAATTAAACTCATGTAGCGGTTAAGCAAGAACGGCGCAATCTTCTTCTGATGCTCAGGAGTGCAACGATCCCAAAAGCCCATGTCTTTGTTATCCAATGCGCCCAGTACTTGATTTAAAGGCAAGTCAGTCATATTTTACACCCTGTGTGTCGATGTGTTCTGCAAATACTAATTCAAACATCTTACTATCATCTATTGTAGCAAATAAAATACTATAATAGCGATTACTATTACTGCTATATATCTTACGATCTGCTAGACATTCAGGCCTATCATTAAAATAAGATTCTATACGAATGTGCATATCTTTAATAACGTCATGATGCGCATCGCTAACAGGATTTACACGGTAAGAGAACTGCCTAAAATCTGTCTTTCTCAGTATTCTAGTTGGCATTCATAGAATCCCTTAAGGATACTATAGTATCCCTTAGCATGGCTTTCTCATACTCTTTATCATTAAGTTTTCTATTTAATGGCGACGGATGTGGTAGTGAAATATGATCTATGCCGGCTCTCTGTAGTGTCTTAGACACAAATCCGCCTAGTGCAACTATGATATCATGCCCTTTTGTACTCTCTCTAACAAAGTCAAGGTCCACATCTTTCTGTGTATACTTGCCCTCATATGGAATTACATTAGAGAAGCAATAGGTTTCATATCCTAGAAAGGTCATCCACTCCGCTAGTCTATACAGAGAATGATTTTTTCTAAATGCAACAGGAGATGGATTAATCCCTAGTATAAGTGGTTTCATATCCTATTACCATGCTTGTCCAATATCCACTACTTCGTTCTGTTTGTTAATTTCGTTGGCAAAATAAACACACTTAGGTTTACTGCCTGTTTCTATCGGAACTGCAAGAATCTGTCCTTGCTTGAGTTTAGGAAAGAACCATTTTACATCAGTGTACAAATCAACAATATCAATAGGCAAGTATTGTGCATTATAACTACTAAGTGGGTTAAAACAAAATGCGCTAAATCCACGATCATTTAAACTACTAAGATTAGTCATTTCTAGGTCACCATACTCTTTTTCACCAATAAGTATTTTCCAATCCACAGGCATACGAATTCTATGTCCGCCAATGTCTAATACAAGTGCTGGACTGTTAAAACTTTCTAAAAAGATTAGTGGAATATAAAAATAGTCTGGATTTCTTGGATCTGAATTATCTAAGACTGCAAAGCGTAAATCATCTACTTCGTCTGGCAATTCGTTCATCTCAAACGATTTGTCTTCTAGTGTTAGTATTCTCATTCGTGTTCTCCTCCGGGGTCATTCTCAGGTAAGATAAACTTCTCACCATTAATCCACATAGCGGTTCTACTACGGCCAGGACTGTGGTAACCTGCACGGAACTTAAAAGCATTAGGATTGCGTGTTGCGGTTTCAAATGTAGCCACTGTAATTACAATAGCGGCTACCAAAAACATATGAGCAAATAAACTAATGCCAAAGAACCACCAACTACTAACCATTACACTGAAAGATACACACCACATCCAAGCAAGAAGTTGCATTATCAGATGTCTAGTGCTAGTGTCAGGTATATGCCTAAGGGGGTTGTACTTTGCGTCCATAACACTGTTCCAGCTTGCATAGATGTATTCTCTCACACTACTTCCAATCTAGTTTTTGTATCGTAAAGGGGTAGGCGGCTTCTCTGTAGAACGCTTTTCTTTTAGTGAGATGACGTTTTGCAAATTTGCATGTTGATGTAATATCCCATATCTGGACGAAGTCTTTGTCTTCTGCCTTTCGGATTCCTCTTCCGATACTTTGGATAACACGGACAAAACTTTTCCCTGGTTCCAAAAGTACGAGATTAAAAATACGAGGGATATTAATACCAACAGCGGCAACACCATAAGTAGCAATAATAACTTTCCCAGTTGCATCAGCCACCTCATCATAATGGTCTTTACGCTCCTGTGCCTTCGTGCCACCGCTGACAAAAACGGAAGCCGGAATCCTTGATTCGAGTTCTTTTCCTGCATTTATTCTATCCACCAAGACCAGTGTATTGCCACTGTCTTTTATATTTGTAATTAATCCTGCAATATAATCTAATCGATCTTTTTGTTCTAATAGATACTTTAGTTCGCTTTGGTAGTTTTCATATTCTGTAACGTCCAGTAATTGTAACACATTAACATTGCATTGTGCAAGTACTCCTTTGTCCTGAAGTTCTTTAGCACTAATCTTATTAGTAACTGGACCAAGGCTACAAACAATACTAACACTTTCAAAATCTTCCTTGGGTACTGTGCCTGTTAGCCCCCAGCGTATTGGTATATGACTCATTACTCCTGTTAGCAATGTCTTAAGCGCATCTGCTTTAGCCATGTGTACTTCATCTACCATAATACAAATTACACCTTCAAGGAACTCCCCTATAGTAACTTCTGCACGGGCATTTTTAGTATTCTTTAGCAGTATATTTAAGCTCTGCCAGGTACAAATGGTGTGTGTTTTACCAAACTCCTTGCGGTCACCGTAATACACACCAACATCTAGTCCCATGTTAATGTAGTCTTCTTCTGTTTGTGTCACCAGGCTTTTATTAGGAACAATAATAACAGTTCT